TGTATCTACTTCTGCTTTAGATTTCTCTACTTCTTGACGCATATGCTCAATTTGTACGCCAGAAAGAATAATTTCAGAATCAAGTTTATCTCGTTGTTTCTGAGTGGTCATTAACTGGTCTTTTAATAAATTAATTTCCTGCTCAGTTTTTACAATATTCGCTTGGAGTAAATCCCGTTCTTTAACTAGACTTATTCTTTGCTCTTTGCTTAATTTAATTTCTTCACTTAATTTACTACGTTGTAACGCTGTTGTGAGCAGCTGGTCTTTGAGTAGTTCGATTTCTTGTGTGGTTTTAGCAATATTTACATCTAATAAATCTCGCTCACGGATTAAGCTTATTACTTGCTCATTTGTTAAACTAATATCTGCATCTAATTTTTTACGCTGCTTCACAGCGGTTAAAAGCTCATCTTCTAAATTAACTTTCTGCTGTCGAATTAGTTCAGTTTCAGCAAAGATTTTTTCTTCATTACGTTTAGCAATTTCTAGTTCTTGTTTTGCATTAAGAAGCTGTTGTCTCGTTAAATCTGTCTGTGCCTTGATAAGCTCAATTTGTTGTTCTGTCTGGTAGCAATCCAGGATAGCTTTATCTTTTCCCATTACAAAGCTAACAGCCGTGTCTAGGACGTGATTTAAAGCCCCTAGATACACGTTTGAATATTCATTACCCTTTATTCTATTGGATTTAAATTCTAGCTCTAAATGCTCTCTAAGCGCACGCATGAGGGTATCGAAAGAACCCGACCCTCCGATACCCCCATCTGTTAAATCGCTTAGACTTATTGGATTAATTGTCGGGATTGTCATATTTATTGTCCTAACGAATTTAATGATTCTTTTTCCGATAATTTTTGTACACGCGCTAACTGCTCTAGCTCTTTTTCAGTAAGCGGCGGTAAGTACTCAATATTAAATTCTTTGACTAATTTACTTCGACGTACTTTTTTACCATTCACTGTTTCAACATAAAAGACTTGATATTTACGATCTTCTAAATAATTCAAAATAATACGTGGAACGTGCCAAGCATTCTCCCCTAAATTAAAAGGGATAAATTTAGTTAAGGTACCCACGACTGAATTACCTACCGTAATAATTTCCCCATCCCAAGAGGATTTATTAGGGTTCATACACGCTAAGCGGACACGGACTAATTCTGACGCTTTTTTGCGTTGTTCATTGATAAAATCATCATCCATAATCTGCGTTGCATTCTCAGCCTTCGATTGCTCCGTAATCGCATTAATACGCTCCCGTAAACGCTCTGCTGAAATACTTGAATGGTATTTAATCCCTAATACATCTGCACGTGCTTTAAGCCCTTCTAATTCGCTTTGTAACAATTGTTCTTGTTCAGTCATTATTCTTTCCTTTAAATTGAAAAAAGGGAGATTTTACTCTCCCTATTAAAATTACTTAAAATTACATAATGGCAGAGGTTTTAATTAAAGCTAAACGCTCTGGGCGTAAACACATAAAACCATAATACCACTTAATACTCATTACCCCATTCTCACCAAACGGGTCAAAACGGTCTACAGCTTGCTCACCTGGTTTAATATGATAAGTAGTGAATTTAACAGATTTCCCATCTGTTTGAAAACCAATAGTAGTAAAAGATTGGTCTCCAATGACTAACATCGGAAATACGTCAATTTTACCATTTGTTGCATAATTATTAGAACCTGATGCGGCTGCCCCTGCTCCTTCCCATTTCAACATCTCAGGAACAACAATAATACGGAATTGGTCAATTGTTCCAATTTCACCTGTTAAAGTAGTTGTCCCAGCTGCATACTTTTCAATACTAACAAAAGCAGGTTCTCCGTGTAAGTCCTTCATGCTACGTAAAGTAGGAATTAACTCACTCCCAATATACATAACACGCCCACCATTAATAACACGGGTATCAATATTACGTGTCCCTGTAATTACGGTTGTTTGTTTAGGGCAGCGATTATTGTCTAACGTAATAGATAAACGCATTAAATCCTTATAAGTCACAATATCATTAGAGGAGACTGTATTTGTAGAAGTCGCACTTCCTGCATAGAAAATCACCCCAGCATGATTAATCAAATCAATCTGCAATAAATCTTCTGTAATCTCATTTGCACCATTAATCAACTCTCGATTAATATGAGACAGCAATTCGGAATCAGTATCAAAGTCTAAAGATTCTTGTGTGTACTCTGTAAAGAAACCAAACTTCTCTAAATTACTTTTTAAGTCACGACGTGAAAAACCAACACGATTAACACGCCCTCCAGTCTCACTTAGGGTAGGTAGTTTTCCTGTAATCGTCCCAATATCTTTACTAGACCCATACAAATTACCATTAGAAATTTTAGCGCCACTTGCATCAATTCCTTCTGAATTCACATTGCGGTCGTCCAGTAAAGGCATATAATGATACTTTTTAATTTCTTTACCATAATTTTTAGGCATGGTCGTTACATCAGCAAGCTGACTAAAGAACTGCTGTTTACGCGCTTCAATCAACGCTTGTTTTTGATAATATTCAGTTAATAACTGATTACCAATACTGGAATTCTGCCCTGCCTTAGGATTGTTATACATCATTGCCATTTTAATTTTTTCCTTTTATCGTTTATTCTGTAAGATGCGTTCAAACTCCTCATCTGATAAAGCCAAAGGACTAAAATCCTCACGAGAAGTGTTGACGCTCGGACTTGTTCTAGTTGTGGATGCTGCTTTTCTTTTATCTACTACAGAAGGGGCTGGTTGAGACGCTACAGCGCCATTAGAGCCATTTTGTTGCGCCATACGAGCAAATACCCCTTGCTCATGTAAAGAATCGCCTACGACCTTATATGCCTCAAGATATGGGGTATTTTCAAACTTCCCAAACATTCTTTGACGTTCAATCTCATTATGAATTACGTCATAAATTCCGGCTTCCATTTGCTCATTAATTAGCTTGAGAATTTGTGGATTGGTTGTAACGTAATTACGGCTTTGTGCATCCCATTTATTTGCCACTTCATCAATTAAAGTTTGGTATTTAGGGCTGCTAGCTAAGTCGGAGAGAGTATCAGAAAGTTCTATGTCTTTATCAGAAATAGAGCGTGGGGTAGGTTTATAATTCTCAATATCTTCATCATTAATATTGTAGGTATCTACTTTACTTTCTTTAACTAGTTTAGCAACGGCTTCTTGTTTATTTTGTGCTAAATCAATTAAGTAATTAATCTTATCTTCGCTTAATAAATCGTGACTCTCTAGCAAACGCATCAAATTAAGGTGAGGCTTTAATGCATGCATCTTTTTCGTGTAATTAGCCCCCATTTGCATAAGGCTGATGGCCTCATCAACATCACGTATTTGAATTTCACGTCCATTGGCTTTAAAAGGGGTAAAAAGCTTGTTACACACTTCCTCAGCGTTATAAGAAACATTTTGGGTAGTGGTTTCTGTTTGAGTATTATAATTTTTATTCGCCTGCTCTTCTTTAAAGGCCTCTGTAAGCTTTTGTTGGATACTTTGAGCTAAGTCTTCATCCGAAGAATTTAAATTGCTTGTAGACGCTGTATCCGCTTCCGCCTCATCATTTCCTAAAGTCTCACCATAACCCTGTAAAGCACTTTCTGGTAAATGAGGTAAATTACTATCATCCATTTCAAGAATTGAACCTTGCATATCATTAGAAGGCATTTATCATTCCTCGCAGTCAACTTGAGTTTGGTTATTGTTATGGTAAGCTTCCTCAGCTTCACTTAAAGTTTTTTCAGCCATTTCAGCAATACGCACAACCTCCTCAAAATAATTATTGAGGCTGCTAATCGCGATAATCTGTTGGTCTAAAAGTTTTTGTAACTTTTCAGTTTGCATTTCAGGGTGGCATTTCAACATAACTGTCTGTACTGCTTTATCTTTAAAATAACCTTCTTTAATGACTAAATGAAAATCTTGATTATTTTGTAAACGATTGAGTGCTTTAGCTAAGTGAATAATCTTATTGCTCTCTGCAATGATGTCTCTTAACCCATTAGCAATGTCATCTTGTTCCATGTAAATTTACCTAAATTTAAAAAAATAAAAGAATGTTTATTATGAATTATTTATTTTGATTTGACAATTTTTGTTTTTGTGCTTGTAACCCTTTTAAATACTCCTTCATATGGTCACTTGAGTTTTTTGCTCGTGCTATTTTTTCTTTACTCTCCAATTCTCGTTTCTGCTCCATTTCACGGTACATGGCTTTTCTATCTTCTAAAGCCATTTGCTCTCCTTGAGAATCTTTTTCTTCATTCATCAGGTATTCTTGATTTTTCAAGTCTGACTCAGATTTTAAGTTACGTGCTTTAGCTTGTGATTCTCCAATACGTGCTTCATGGAACTGTGCATTACTTTGGTAATGGGCTGCCATTGCTTGCTCTTTAGCAATCTGTGCTTTTAATAACTCCATTTCTAATTGCATTTTTTGTTGCATCATAGGGTCAGGTTCTGGTTTAAAATTCTTAATTCGTTTTGCTAAATCAGGCATCTTTCTTAATTCAGCAATATCTGCTAACACCATATAGGACATTTCAGGTGGCATGGTGTTTCCCATTGTTTGCAACATGAAAGCCAATTCCTGTGCTTTATTATTGTCTTCTTCCGCTGTAGAAATACTCAAATTAATATCAAAATTTCCTTGTAAGTCATCTCGTCTTACTTTAATAAATTCACTATTAGTAATTCGAATCACTTCTTCTTCTGATAAAAACTCCGCATTCATAGAAATAAACTTTCTACCAATCTGCGTAATGCCTTGACTCAGTCTTCTTAAAATTCCTAACTCCCTTTTTGATGCTGCATCCAAAGCCCCTCTCACAGCCGTAGCGACATCTCCTAAAGAGTTTCCAGACATCCCATTACTAAAACTCTTCACCCCTGTAATGCTTTCAGCATCCATATTCTGCATCTGTAAGAGCATTTGTGCGCTTTGAGGGATTTCAGGGAAAACATGCATATGAATTGCTTGACGTGGGTCTACATGGGCATTAAATTCATAATCTCCCCCTTGTTCAAACTTACGTTTATTGACCACATCTAACGCATCTTTTCTAATCCCTGTTTGCCCATTTGCACTTTTACCTACAATATCAATCATACCGCGTGTGAGTGCCCCAATAATCTTCTGATTCTCTTCAAGGAGTTCTCCGTCAGGTTCGCCATAAATATTATGCTTTTTAGGCATAAAAGGGACAATAACAAATGGTAATTTCTTATCAGGGTAAGGATTTTCCTCTAAACGAATAAAGACATCTCCAACCCATGCTGCAACGATAGGCTTCACTAATCCAGTCCCATCAATATCCCAAAAACCCCAATACTCATACACTACAAATTTCTTACGTGGCTCATCCACAAAGTTAAAACTCTTTGCGCCTACTTCAGAATAGCGGTCAGGCTCCCCTAAAATAGAATTATTATCAACACGAATCTTATCTAAATTTGTATACTTCCCATCTTTTTCTAATTGTGCTTTATTGGCTTCAAACGAATAAATAATAAAATTACATTTATCAATCTCCCCCTTACACGTTGGGTCAATAATAATATGTCTAAAATCACAAATTTCTAAAGTAGGGGCATTCTTAATAACCTTTTCTTTTTTGACAACTTTTTGTCCTGTCACTTTAGGCTCTACAAGTACACCCATCTTTTGAGAGGTCTCTAACCCTAATTTAAGCTCCTCTGGGACATTTGTCATGAACTCGGTAGGGTTCTCTCCCTGTAAGGCTGCCAGCTCTTCGTAAATAGGCTGCATTTGGGGATTAGGTACAAATTCAATAATAGGCTCTAATTCCTCTACCTCCTCACTTTGAAAATCCCACCCAACCCGTACAATTACTGTCCCTTCATTAACAGCTACACGAATGTAATCATCAATAAACTTCACCTTATTGATATGCGTATTAAACTGGTAATTTAAAACCAGCTGGTTTTGTATAGCGGCTTCTCTATCCTCCCACGTTATAGGATACACATTGAATATAGAATCTGTACTTAAAAAAGGCTCTGTTAAGCTTCCATAGCGCCATTCTGCCTGTTTACGAATTAATTTAGGAGCAATACGACTACTCCCTTTAGGCGCTGTCACTTTAGCTGCCCCTTTTATATATAAATTATCAAGCCAATTTTGTATTAAATTGCATTGGGCATCGTGATATAATCTTGCGTCTTGATAATCTTGTTTCAAATTAGAAAGCGCTGGTGGATTTTTCCAATCTACTAAGTCTTTCCCAGAACTAAAATCCCCTAAAATTTCTTGTACTTTTATAGGTACATCTTTATCTAACTCTAATGGCATAGGATATTTCCTTATGTGTGAAATTGAAATTAAAGTAATTAAGCCTTCTATTATACTCCCTAAACGCGCTACGCCTGATGCCGCTGCATATGACATATTTATGCCTGTCAATGGCACACTTTACTACAATCGCCCTACCCTTATCAATTTAGGCTTTGCCACAGCTATTCCTAAAGGCTATTGTGCATTACTTTTTGTCCGTTCTAGTGCTGGGACTCAGAAGGGTATTTATCTTTCTAATACGGTAGGTTTAATTGATAGTGATTATCGTGGAGAATGGAAAGCTTCTTTACAACTCCGTGCAACAGATTCATCTCGGGATATTTACATGTTTGAAGAGGGACAACGTTTACTACAATTTATGGTTGTCCCTGTTGTTGATGCCTCTATAAAACCAGTAGAAGAACTAGACGTAACGCAGCGAGGTGAGGGTGGCTTTGGGTCTACCGGGCACTAATTAAACAAAACCTCGTGCATGTAAGCGTGTATTGTAGTAATGTCTATCAAGCGCTCCATTGACCATTTCTAAATCTTTACACGCTTTTTCAAATTTAGCATAATAATTATTCCCTCCCCCTCCTTCAGGACTCGTCTGTAACATCCCCATTGGTGTTGTAATTCTTGCCGCTACAAAATAAAGTAAAGGCTCTAAAAAAATCTCTGGTAACTCTATCTCTATTTTTTCAGGCTCAATAATCCCATTCACGCTTTTTATTGGAGCATGCCCTTCTAAGTAATGAATCTCAACAAAACCCTCTTTAATAAAAGAAGGAATTTTAATATACTTCGACCCATAGAATAGAACAGAATTTGTATTATCTAAATCCACTGCATACTCAATTCCGTTATAATACACTGCCTCTACTTTTAAAACATTATCCCTAAAAGGTTGCATAACAGAATCATCAATATATTTTACTCCTTGTGTCTCTGTATTACTTATCGCATAAAAACTACTTAAAACATAGCTAGTATTCTCAGGTTGTACTAATAAATTAACAATGTTTCTCTTTAAAGCAAAGCGTGAATACAGCTTTGTTAAACCAAGATTAACATGTGCTAATACACGCTCATAATTATCAATATCAATTTCACCAAAATCACTCCCTCCTAAATTTAATTGAGAAAGCTCTCCTACCGTCAACTGATAAAAAATGTCACTTAATTTCATCCCATTTCCTTAAACAATATAAGAATCTAAACGTGATATCTGTTCTGGCATTTCGTCTAATTCCCATATACTACTTTCTTGGTTTAAAGACGAAGGCGATTCTTCTGAAGGTCTCCAGGCACCCAGTAAAGGAAGCATTGAAACAGAATCAATAAAATCATCATGCTTGCTTTTAAATCCCCCCATACTAACTAGACTCAATTCAGTCATCGCTTCCCGCATTGTAGGCTCTTTTCTCAATTCATGAGGAAAGAAAATTTTACCCATCTTAAATAAAGGCACAACCGTATTAAAACGTTCCATCTTATTTGTGCCAGGACGTATCCCTAGTTGCCCTCTATTATTTTCTGAAGCCAAAGTGAAGTAAATATTACGTACTAGCATCTGCTCTTGAATCCAAGAGATAAAACCCCCTTGTTGCCCCGATACTTCAATACCCACTAATTGAGGCTTATAGCGCTGCGCAAACTTAAAAAGGTCATTAATGTTATCACTCATTAATTGACGCTTGCATACCCCGTCTACGTAGTACCAGGAGCCATCCGCAGAATATGCCCAGACACTCGTTACACTAAAATCGCCACTCTCTCTTACACTGGTTGCATAATCTGTCGTAATATAAAAATTAAACTTACCCTTATTATTTAACAACTGGTCTCGCTTATACCACCTGATGTCTGCATCTCGAATCATCCTATCTTCATCAGTCATAATTTGTAGCATTAACTCTTGGTTAAAAGATGCTATCTTCCCTAAAGCCAATGCAGCTTCATATTTTGCATTTACAAATTTATACGTAAAACGGTCTGGCCAACTCCCACTAAATTCTTCTTCTGTACAAGGAAAGACTTCACAAACAGGAAATACATTTGTATCCCATACCCCACTCTCTACCGCTTTATAAAGTGGGTCTCTTGTATTAAAAGGGGTACCACTCCAAATAATCATATTGTGGTCAGGATGCAAAGCAAAGTCTACTTTACTATAAATCGTATCTTCAATGCTTTGAATGACCGTATCGGAGCGTGCATCTTCATCGGAAACCAAATCATCTAAGACAGCAAGTTTAGGACGTGTCCCCATTGCTTTAATACCTCGTACTCCTGTCTTTGCACCAAAACCCATAATGATAAGCGTATTGCCTGTTGCATTCTTAAATTCCCAGCGTGTGTCTGTAAAGCGAATATGCGGAACATACGTCTGTAAAAAGGTGCTATTTTCCCAACGATGTTCCAAATTCTTACGCATATTCTTCACGCCATTTTCAATACTATCACTCACATACAAAGCTAAATCTACTTTACCAAAATTAGCAATCTCTCCATACACCGCTAAATATAAAAATAAATATTCCCCCATTACAGTTGTTTTACTAATCCCACGATGACATAAATTTAAAATTCTTTTACTCTCGCTATATACCATTGTGTCGAGCATTTTGTAATGCACTGCGGGTGTTGTGTTCTCTTCCCCCTCTTCTCCATTGACCAATTTAATAAAATTAACAAAATTAATTGAAAATACACTTGGTACAAATGTATTCAATTTTCTGTAATCCACTTCCCTTAAATAATCTTCTACTTTTTTAGCCATTTCCCCCTCCTAAAAAGGTAGCCAGTGTTTTATACATTTCATTATTCACGAAAGAAGGTGCAATCGGTAAAATGCCATCTTGTAGTGGCTGTTGTCCTGCAAGCTGCCCTAAAACAGTATTTGCTTGTGGTACAGTTCCATTATTAGTTTGAGGGGGGGTATTTAAAGTAAAGTCATTAATCTGAGGGGCTTGTTGTGCAAAAGGATTTAAAGCCTGCCCAAGCAAGCTACTATCTAATTTAAAGCCTCCTAACGCATCTACGGGAGATGGGCTAGGGGTTTGCATTGCTGGCTGATTTAAATTAAGCTGTAGGGCTTCTACAGGGGTCTGCTGTGCTGGCTGCGTGTTCTGCTTAAACGCATCCTGTAAAAACTGTGCAAATTTCTGTAGGCTATCATCTGGTTGTCCATTATTTGTAGCCTCATTTACAGCATTATTTATAGCCTGTGTAGGCATACCCCTTCCACGATTATTTAAATTGCTCTGCGTGGCTGTATTTGCATTATTCTGGCTTACTTGTGTATTAGGAGCACCTCTAATCTCTTTTGCATATTTATTAAATAACCCCTTAACACTATTGTAGGCCTCTGCAACTTGTTTTGCATAAATAGGGGAGGTGGCATACCCTCCACTCTGAAGACTGGCAGCATAATTAAAAACATTATCCCCAGAGTTCTTTGCATTCTTATAACGCGGATTGCTTAACGTTCCATTGATCAAACTCACAAAAGCGTCTGTTGCACTGGGATAGGCTACAAATTTATCTACTTTTTTATAAGGTTTCCCTTGCTTATCATATTCTGTTGTTGCCAGTGATACACTTGGATACTTGGATTTAGGGGTATGCTTCACCCCCGACATGTTGTTATACTTTGCGGATAAAAGAGACTTACCCCCTCCACTCTCTAAATAAGCTTGGCCTACTAAAATGAGCGGGTCTAAACGTACTCCTGTTCTCTCTACCGCCTCCTTTGCTGCGGGATAATACTTCATCATAAAATCTTTTTTATCCTGTTCTGTCAATCCTTCTTTAGTTACCTTTTTTCCCATTTTCTACCTCCGTATATTGTGCCTCTAAAATTAAATTTTCACGGGCAAGTTCATTTGTTGAAACCAGTTTATTTTCTAATAATTCTTTTTGTCTCTCCGCTAGCTTTAAAGTGGTATCCCGTAACGCTTCAATAATATCAATGGTGCCTTCTTTCGCTCCTATATTTAATTCATACTTTTGCACTTCAGGCGGCTTTAGATGAAGCAAGATACTGTTCGCAGCCGTACACCGTACCATCTCACTTTTAGCATTGACCATTAAATTCGCTTGTACATTTAAAGCATTCTGATACATATCTTGGTTTAACACCCAGCTAGGAACAATCGTTTGCTCAAAGATGATATTAACTATTTTCGATTTGTTCCATGCTTTCACAAAGCTACTAATCTCTGTTTGGCTTAAACCTCTTGCTAACATGCTTTTATAACGGTCAGGGAATGTTCTAATATAAGCTTCTTGGTTTGTCATTCCTAGTAGCTTATAAGAAACATATTTGACAGCTAATAGGTAAGTCTCTGTCTTCACTGTCGCACTCGTCATTGCCCGAGTATACGTTAAGATATTATCTTTATAGACTCTAAAGAACTCTGGGTCAGCAGTTAGGACATTGTTTACGTTATCAATTAAACGTTGGTCTATATCTCTTTTATCCAGTTGTGGGGGAAGGGCTGCTTTAAATTCCTGTAATGAAAGTTTATCCATAATTTTAAACCAAGAGAAAAAATCTATTTTAAACCAAGAGAAAAACCTTTAGAGGAATAATTAAAAATTTTGTACGAAAGCTCAAATAACTAATTAGGTAAAAAGTCATTAGAGAAATTTTAAAAATTTTGTACGAGTTCTCAAATAACTAACCTTGTCAGATGGAGAAGGGTCACCCCCCGCCCTTTTCTTCATCTCGATTAATTTATGGGGGCTTGGAGTAAATTATGATTAAGATTTTAGAGCTCGTCGTTAGAGCGGCAGAGAACGTCACAAAAAGTCTAGTTTCATCAACGGAAGTTGTTGCTGTCAAAGCAGCTGTTTCTAGCCTCGAAGAGTCTAATAAGTTAGATACTAAGGCTCTCGCAACTCAGACAGATCACCACAAAGCAGTCAAGAAACAGTTGGATAAACTGTTCGACTAGTTTTGTCATACCCACCAGATGTTATGGTGGGTTTATTTTTTTTCCCTCTCGTCAGTCACTCAAGTACCCTTACTCTCCTTTATCCTTCTATACAACGCTCTCATCCTCTGTTATATTTAAATACCCTTTAAACACACGTAGAACAATCATGGCTAAAATTTTAGGTATCGTCCGAGTAGAACTCCTACTCCTCCAAGAAGAAGCTTCTGACGCGATGTACATGCATCATATCCCTATGATGGATAATGCGACTGCTTTAGATGTCGTTTCAAAGATTCTTACCATCCTTGACCGCTATAACCTCTCTCAAGATATCGTTAAGCCTTCTTCCTTAATTCTTAAATTCAATGAGGGATTTCCTCTCGAGCAGAAAAATAAAATTAAAGCACTGTTTACCTTTGCGTCTTAATTTCCCCTCTTTAAACCAAGCAAGCAAAAGGGTAGAATTTCTACCCTCCTTTAAATCCTTTAAATCCTCCTAAATCTCCTCCTTTAAAACTCCTATTTAAAATACCTCTCAGCCCTTCATAGAGCGATTCTAACTAACTTTGTCAGATGGAGAAAGGGTTAGCCCTACCTTGCTCTTCATTTCGATTAATTTTAGGGCTTGGAGAGTATCATGGCGTCAATTTATGATGTGGAAGAGGACGATAGTAGCAGCCCTCAAACAGCAAGTGCTACAACAAGTAAAAGCAAGAAAGATTCAGCCAAGAGCAAGTCTTGGATTAATTTTAATTTGATGGTGACCACAAAAGAGGGTGTAAAAACCTTCTCCGCTGGTATCAGTGGGGATGCAGTATTTTCAAAGCTCTT